GCATTTTTTAGCCTTGCGATCTAACGAACGCATATGCTTCTCGATCTCTTTGATCAGCTTGTCAACTTTTTCCTGGTTCATTTGAAGTCCTCTTGCTTCGGTTCTCGGTCTGCCCACTCGGACTCAGGGAACATGTACTTCTCATTCTCCCAGTAGGCCAAAGCGATCTGGTAACCGGACAGCTTGGGTGGCAATTCCTCAGCAATAGGATACTGGGTTTTCTTGGCACCTGTCGTCTTGCGTTTGTTTTTGCTCATGGAGATATAGAACGCAAACCAAGAGGAATCAGGCAAGAGACTCTGTCACATTCTGCTCGAAGGCATCGCCCAGCAATCGGAGAAGAAGCTTCAGTGCGCCGGCCAGTGCATCGGGTCCGTCGTCGTGGCCACCGTTGGGAACCTCCTTCAACTGCTGGACAAGCAGCTCATTGGAGGCAGTGCGCCTAAACTTCAGCAACCCCCTGGACAACCAAGGACCAATGCCTCTGATCCTCACAAGCTTGGCTATGGTGTTGATCACACAGACGGGGTCGTCGTGCGCGTAGCCCAGCTCCGAACATACCGACGAGTACTCTCCGATCAACAGCTCCTGGAATGCATTCCCCTCACAGCCTGAGATCTTAGGCCGGCGTTCTCGATCCCACTCCACCCACCTTGCAAGCATCTTTGAAGTCGGCAGCCTGTCAATGCTTGAATCCACTAGGATCGATCCGTTGTGATAGCCAACGTACACAATGGCCTGGTAGTCGGACTTCTCGTTCTTGGCCTTGGATGGGTCCAAATAGCTGGCAGATAGCAATGGATACTTCTCTGGCCACTCCTCCTCTGATAGCCAGATGTTGGCAAAGTACTCGGCAGGGAATTCGTTGATCCCCTCGCTCGATGGGCGGCCTTGATACAAAGCACTCCACCACACATCACTTGTCTTCTTGCGCCGCTCCAGGACCTCCACTGGCCATTGCTCAGGCCACAGGGCCTCGCCGGGCTGTCGGCCACAGGGATCGACCTTGCCATCATCCTCCTTCAGGGCCGGCAAGGTAACAGACCTGACCCTCAGACCATACTTGGATCGATGCTCAAGGATCCTGCCTATGAGGTCATCAGAATGCCAGCGCGTGCAAAGCATCACCAACTTCCCACCAGGAGCAAGACGGGTCGAGGCGGCAGCAAGAAACCAGTCCCATTGCTTGTCCCGTTCCCCCTTCGAGTAGGCTGCCTTGGCATCCTTCAGGTAATCATCGATGAGAAGCAAGTGAGCCCCGAACCCTGCGATAGCACCACCCACCCCAGCAGCCCGACACTCACCACCCCCAGGAAGATCCAAACCCCAGTAACCCTTGGCCGACTTCCCAGGATCCACACCCTTCAGACCCACCAAGGGAGCAAGCTCGTGAACCTTGTCTCTGACCCAGGCTGAGTTGCTCAAAGCCAATGAAGCAGTGTGACTTGTTGTGATAGTATTTTTGTAGGGATTTGTTAGGTGATACCAGGCCGGAGCCCACTTGGACAAGTACAGGCTTTTACCATGCCTGACTGGCGCGGCAATGATCAAGATATCTATCTCCTCCGATGACAACAGATTCCTGAACTCCCAGTCAATCACATGCAAATGCTTAGAGGCTTGATACTCCTTGGAGAAATGCTTGGCTAACAACAACGGGGATCGAAAGGCTCGTGCGGTCTCAACAGCCTCAAGCTCCTTCAAGGAAAGCTTGTACTGACTGGCTGGCAACAGCTCTTGGTCAAACAGCATCGGTGTCGTTATCACTTGCTAGTTTCTATCAATCGGCATAGTCACCCGGCTCACCTGGAACCACCACCACTTCTCTGAGATCCATGGAAGGATCCATCAAGTCTTTGCCAAACTCCTGCAACAATGCATTGACTGACAGGGTGTTGTGGTTGTTGACTGTAATCTGAGCCGGGAGCAAGCTGGGCCGGTTGTTGGCATCTTCCATCTCTTTGAGAAGCTTGATCGCCCAGAACTTCTCCTTGAGAACCTTGGAGTAGACCATGGCTCGGGCTGCCTCGTAGACCATTCTGGCCTTGATGGACTCTGGGATATTGTAGTTCTTCTTGACTGCCTCAAGCTCAATTTTTACATCCTGAAGCTGCTTAACGCTACTCCCTCTACCCGCCGCCGTGGCGGCTTCGATCGTTGCCGGCTGAAGCTCTGGCCAAAAGAATGACTCTGAGGCTTCCCTCTCCTGACTTTCATCAGGAGGATTGAGACCTGTCGCTATCGCTGGCTTCTCCACTACCACTTCAACGATACGCTCGATGACTTTGCCGTTCGGCTGAGCATACCTTCGTGTTCTGGATTTCCTGTGCGGTGACTTATTTCTGGCCCGTCGTGTCATGCTAGTCTTGACCCTGTCCCTTGTCTAGAGTTTTGTCCACAAGCCTCATCCCCCGATTATCCACCCCCTCTGGGATTTGTACGTCTCGCTTCCTCACTAATGGGTTGTCCTTGAAGGGTCGATAGTCCACATGATGCTGCCACCTCCCCCACTTCCTGCTGACCTTGCACACATCAGGATGCTGCCTTTGCAAGTGCCTGGCCATCTCAAGCCTCCCATCGAACTCAGCATCCTGCTTGTACAGCTCATCTGTGTTGCCTCCCTTGCAGGTCATGGTAGCAATCTTCTGGCATAGGAAAGCATTGAACAGGGCTGTACAGTTGCCTGCCTTGAGGTAACGGAGACTGAGGTCGGTGTCCTCATTGTATCGGCCACGCCACCAGAGAGGGTTTTTGTTGTCCAGGAGAATGCAAGAGTACACCCTTGTGTTCCAAGTAATGGGCCTGACCTTGTTTTTTGCGAGGATTAAAAGCTCATAGTTCATGCCGGCCATCGGGACATTCTCGTATCGGTCCACGAAGTCCTCCAGCGCCTCAAAGGTAGCTGTGGTTGTCACTGTGTACTTTTTGTTCTCGTGGAGACGGTAGAATCTTCGGATGTTGTCATCCAGGATCCAATGCCTTTGGTGACCCTCATCGATTGCATGCTGCCAAACAAAATTCCTGGCCGGGATAGAACCTTGACCCAAGTTGGAAAACGGCAGCATGATCAGCTTGCTCTCTGGGATAACCTGGCTGTACTGTGGGAACTCTTGGGGCTCAATCACCACCCTGAACCCTGCCCCGATTGCCTCCAGCGCCTTCACTGTGTGGCGCAGCTCCCATCTACCCTTGCTGATCACATAGATTGGGTATCTGTTCATTCAACCGTCATCCCGTCAACATCCTGACGGACCGGCTTGGACTCCTTGGGGAACCAAACAAACTTCGTCTCCTTGGTCACCGTCTGCTCTACCTTTTGGCAGAATAGGATTTTTGCCTCCAAGCTTGGGAAGTACACAATCAATTGAACCTCCTTGATTTCCTGGTTGTTGAACTCTGGCATCCCCTGCCACTCACCCTGCTTGTCGTCTACCAGATTGCCAAAGTTGAGGGTCATCTCATCGGCAAAGGCCAAGAGATCCACTGAGGCAAAATCTACCATGGAAGCCAACTCTTGAACTTTGGCCCGGTCCACGTCGGCCAGCTCGGAGCTTGCATCCAGGAGCAACAAAGCTTTGAGCTCTTCTTCCTCACTCAGCTCCACATACTCCACATCGACCATCGTGTCATCGCCAGCACCCAGAGCCTGCATGACGCGCTCGTGGCCATCGACGATCCGGCCTGTGGTCTTGTTGACCAAGACTGACTTTACAAAGCCTATCTCCTTGATGGAGGCCTCAACTACCTGCCTTTGCTTCATTGGATGAAGGCGATGGTTGAACGGATTGGCCATCAGTTGATCGGCCCTGACTTTGTCGTGACCGACGATCCTACTCTTCCATTCCATCGCGTAGCTTCTCCAGTGCAGACTTGATTGTCCTGGAGATCATCCTTGTGCTGACTTTGTAGCTCTCGGCAATCTCCTCAAGCGTAAGCTTAGCACGGAACCGTCGCTCGATGCAATCTGCCTCAAACACAGTACAAAGGGACCGGACATCCATCCAGATGCTGTGGTCGGTGTCGGAAGTGGAACCAATGGTAAAGCCTTCTGTCCCTTCTACCACACTCAAAGCAACCTCAGTGTTGGCCTTTCTTCTACATGCCATCACAGAATTCAAACCCAACAGCCGGCCATACTGGCTTGGATTCTTGACCTCCCTGCCCTTGAGGATCGCCAGGGCTGTATCCTGTCCAGCATCCTCGGCGTTGGCTGCCTGCAAGCCTGCACTCCTTGCACCAAAGACAGCTTGCTTCACCACCAAATCCAACTGCATCACTTCCATTATCACACTCCACAAGGCCTGAAACCAACAAAACTGAACGAGATCAATTTTAACACATAAACTGATCTCTTCAAGCGATACTAACTAGGCCCAGGTTTGGCAGATTCAGGGCGCAGAATCCCTATGAATTTCTGTGAAATGTTGCTTCGCTGTCTGTAGGGCAGATTTCTGATGCCACATAGGCCACGCCTAAGGCCGCCCAGTAGTGGCTAGAAACGCCGTAGAGTGGGCCTGGAGCTTTCTTCGTGCCGACAGGTCCAATCGCATCCAGGAGCGATTGCCGCACGTTGGGGTCTTTGGCTCGGCTGAAGCCGCACAGGCTGAGCTTTACATCCTTCCTTGGAATGAGACGAACAGAGCCCTTGCGTCTCAGCCATCCAGCAATCTGGCCAATCTGAAAGACAGTCTGGAACACCTCCTTTCCAACCGGCATACCGTAGCTTTCAATCCACTCCACTGCCACAGGCATCAACCCAACCCACTCCAGGAACTGATCCTGATCCTCAGGGAAGCTGAATGACCTGACCTCCAGCACCCGGCGCGACAGCCTATCCCAAACCACGCAGGATTGTACTGTTGGGCTAGGATCGATTCCGATCAGCATGGAAACCTTCCTTTGTACTTCTCAAAATAGTGCATGTGCCAATGCTCATAGAAGTCTGGCAACTCCAATGGGTCTGGCAGGATCCTGACTGAGTACCTTTGCAGAAATTCATGGTCGTAATAGTCTGGATCGCAAGTAAATTTGATCGCTAGCAAATGCTCTAACTGAAGCTTGGGCCTTAGGAAACCTGACAGCCTCTCTCCGTGCTGGAACTTGTGACACACTGAACACAGCAAGACCACGGCGCGTCGGTCACATATCCTGGGCTTGTTGACAATGTGCGCCCTTTCAATGAACCATGGAGCATAGTACCCAGGAAGACGACGGGTCGCGCCGCACGCCTGACACTGTTCGCCGCGGTACTGCTCATAGGTCCTGTTCAACTCTTCCTTGCTTGCCATCCTCATCCTCCATGCAAACTACAAACAACTCCTGGAAGACATCACCCAAGGGATGTCTCTTCCACTTCCGGCACAGTATCACCATCTCAGCCCTG